CCGCGGACCCACTTGAACCACTTGATCCACTAGAACCTGAAGAACCATCTCCACCACTAGAGCCTGAAGAACCAGTAGAACCACTAGAGCCTGAAGAGCCAGATGTACCTGCTGTACCTGAGGTACCACTAGAACCTGCTGCTCCTGAACTACCATTAGAACCTCCTGAACCAGAAGTTCCACTTGTATTAGATAAACCACTAGCACCTGCTAGTCCTGATGTACCTGTTGTACCTGATGAACCTGAAGAGCCTGAGCTTCCAGCTGAACCAGATGTTTGACTATTTCCTGAAGAACCTGCTGAACCTGTAGAACCACTAGATCCTGAAGTGCCTGATGAACCTGAAGAACCGTCTCCACCGCTTGAGCCTGCTGAACCAGTTGAACCAGAAGTACCAGAAGTTCCATTTGTACCGCTTGTTTGACTTAAACCTGAAGTACCTGTAGTACCTGAAGAACCACTAGTACCAGAAGTACTAGATTGGCCTGAGTTACCTGCATTTCCTGTTGTTCCATTTGAACCACCTGAACCTGATGTACCTGAAGTATTTGAGTTGCCTGCTGTGCCTGCGTCTCCTGAAGTACCATATGAACCTGTAGAACCAGAAGAACCACTTGATCCGCTTGAACCTGAAGAACCATCTGCGCCGCTTGAGCCTGATGTTCCTGTAGAACCTGAAGAGCCACTTGAACCAGCTGAACCAGAAGATTGAGATAAACCTGAAGTACCTGTTGAGCCTGAAGAACCACTTGTACCTGAAGTACTAGATTGGCCTGAGTTTCCAGCATTACCTGATGAACCGTTAGAACCACTAGAACCGGAAGTGCCTGATGAACCTGATGTACCAGAAGAACCATCTGCTCCTGAACTACCATTTGAACCTGCTGAACCTGAAGAACCACTAGTTCCACTTGAACCTGAAGAGCCATCTGCTCCGCTTGAACCAGATGATCCTATGGAACCATTTGAACCTGAGGTTCCTGATGATCCTGAAGAACCAGAAGATTGAGATAAACCACTTGTACCTGTACTACCGCTTGAGCCAGATGTACCTGAGGTACTAGATTGTCCTGAATTACCTGCATTTCCTGAGGATCCATTTGACCCTGAAGAGCCACTAGTTCCTGAAGAGCCAGATGTACCGCTTGAGCCATCTGCTCCACTAGATCCAAAAGTTCCAGAACTTCCACTTGACCCACTAGATCCTGAAGAACCACTTGAGCCATTAGCTCCACTAGATCCAAAAGTTCCTGATGAACCTGAGCTACCTGAACTACCAGAAGAACCACTTGAAGCGCTTAAACCTGAAGTACCTGTAGTACCTGAAGAACCACTAGTACCAGAAGTACTAGATTGACCTGAATTGCCTGCGTTACCATTTGAACCTGAACTACCACTTGAACCTGAAGTACCACTTGTATCTGCGATTCCTGAAGAACCAGCTGATCCTGATGTACCTGCTGATCCACTTGTTTGACTTAATCCTGAGGTACCTGTTGTGCCTGATGAGCCTGAAGTACCTGAAGTGCTAGATTGGCCTGAGTTACCAGCGTTACCTGATGAACCATTAGAACCACTTGAACCTGAAGAACCAGCTGTTCCTGATGAACCAGCTGAACCACTTGTACCAGAAGTACCACTTGTACCTCCACTAGTACCTGAAGTACCTTCTATACCACTTGTACCAAATGAACCTGTTGAACCTGAACTACCACTTGTTCCTGAAGAACCTGCTGTAGTTGAAGTACCACTAGTACCGGCTGTTGTACCTGAAGTACCTGAAGAACCATTTATACCTGAGGTACCATTAGAACCAGATAAACCACTAGAACCACTTGAACCTGCTGAACCTGCTGTTCCTGAAGAGCCTGAGGATCCTGAAGAACCTGAGGTGCCATTTCCTATTCCTAGAACTAAAGATACAACTCCATCATCATTAATAGTTAAAACATAACCTTCCCATCCTTCTGTTACAATAGGTAAGTTAAATTTATTAAAAGCTAATGATCTATCAAAAAAACCTCTACCTTGGTTTGGGTTGTCTAAACGATTATTACCTCTATTTCTATTTTCAGCCATTCCTGTGTTTACTATAAATATTAAAAACTTTTAAATTAAATTTAACCTTAATTAGTACTTTGAGGAGTTGCAGGAGGAATAGTAGTTTCGGTTGAAATAAATATTTGAGTTTTGTTTGAGAATTTTTTAAGTGCTGTTATATCTTTTTGTAATACCTCTGGTATTATATATCCGTTAATCTTAATACTAAAAGTACTTCTAACTATACGTTCATCATTTTCAACTAATTCAGTTTGAAAACCAAAAGAGTCAATAGATGCTTTAAATTGATAACGTTGAGGATCACCCCAGTAAGCATCAGAGGCATATTCCATAGCCTCTATTATTTTGTTTAATTGTTCTACATAATAAGTAAACACAATACACTCATAAGTAACAGTTAAATAATCAGGCATAACCACAGCGTAATATTCTTTTTGTGGGATCCTATTATTTAATACTTTAAAATTATCATAAGCGTTTTGAGGACTATAACGTTTAGTAAAAACACCAAAGTTTTGTGGGTTATTAGCATCTAATTTGTTAGCTATCTGTCTATTTTTGTCTATATTAGTACGTTTAAACATAATCAACGGAGCCTGTATTCTACTGTTTTGGTCCCTATAATACCCATCTTTTTGATATGATTTCCATTTTTCAGGTGAGCCATAAATAACAGGAACTGGTAGTCTTGTTCCGTTTTGAATAACAGAAGGTTGAATTACGTTTTCAAAATAATAAAAAATAGCCTCATCTATATCTTGAATACCAACACTAAAGGGTTTTGTAGTATCTCCTTTAAATGATGTATTTAATGCTCTATTGGAGGTTGGATTTGGATTAAAACTATTAGGATTACCTGCTTGTTGATAAGTAGGAACTACCTGCTCGTTACCGAGTTGTTTTTGGGTTTTTGGGATTGGTTTTCTAACTTGAGCCATTACATTCTTGAATTAATTAAATTTAAACGATCACTTGGAACATAATGACATACACATTCTATTCCAACGTTATATCCAAAATCTTCTAATCCTGTATTTAAAGGATTATCACCATCAGCATCATAATAAGGATAAGCAGGATCTTTACCTACATAATATTGAGTAGCGTTAGTGTTATCTACCTCCCAATATCCATTTTGATATAATATAACATCACCTACTTGTGGAAAAATATCAGCTCCATACTGGATAAATGGTTGTTGGTAAGTTCCAAAACCTTGACCTTGGTTAGCAGAATTAAATTTACTAATTAAATCATCTCGCAAAAATCTAAAAGTCATAGGCCAAGAAAAATCTACACCTAATTCATTTACTGGGGAAGTTGTATCTCCTATTTCTATTAAAGCAAATAACATAACAGGATCAGCAAAGTTTCTTCCTTCAACTGATTCTCCATACATGTTAGTTTTAGTAGTAGTTATATTGTATTTATAGTATATTACTTCTTGAGATATAATACTCCCCATCAACTCCCTGTTGACTCTTCTAAACATTGATATATCTCGAGCACCTCCGTATAAAGCCATATTATCCTATAAAAATTGTCATTGGTACTTGTGAAATTTCAGCTACACGAGCTACTGATTCTGCTTGTCTTCTTTCAAGTAATGATTGACGTGAAGTTTGATCAAAATATTCTCGTAATCTTGTAATTAAAGCATCTCTTTCAGTAGCAGCAGATGAAACTAAATTATCTCCATTTAATGTTACTTCAGCTCCTGGAATAGGGATAGTAGAGTATTTATTTCTTACTAATCCTAAAGCATCTTTTGCTCTAGCTAAAGTATATTCAAAAATCCAACTTCTACCAATTGAATTAATTTTAGTATATGTTGGATTTACATAAGGAACGTTTGATGTGTTTGAAATTTTATTAGTACCATCAGCAAAAGCAACATCTAATCTATCTTGAATTTTAATAAAATCAAATACTAAATAAATTCCATAATCTAATCCACCTTCAAATCCATCTTCACCAAAAGCACCAGTACCTGGTA